AATCAGCACGTCGGCGTTGGTGATCTGGTCCCGTATCTGCGGAATGATTGTGCCATCCACAAACGCCTGCGCGTCGACAAATGTGCCGGTGTTGTAAATATGTATGGTGACCGGCTCCTGCTGAGCGGGCTGGCTCTGGAATGACGGCGTCGATGTTGCAGGCAGACTGTTCGCCAGGCTTGGAATGCCGCTGCCCGCACCGCCGCCGGACGGCATACCTCCGTCGAATTGGGTAGCGTTGATCGCCGCCACATTGGCGAGGCCGGCCGCAGTGATCACAGCCGCCAGCGGAATGCCCCACGGCCCCAGCGACAGCGCGCGGGTGGCGCCTTCGTAAGTGCTGACGATCGCATTGGCAACGCCCGCCACTTTGTTAATCTCGAACATCGTGCGATTGCGCGCCGCCCCTGCCGCCGTAGCCTGCGCCAGGATGCCGCCGATGGCGCCGATCTGCTGGATTGTCGACTTTTTTTCGAACTGCTGCTGTGCGGTCAGGTATTTTTTCTGGATCCCGGCCATGCGCGCCTGGTGCGTCTCCTCCATCACCTCCCGGCGCTGCGCCTGGGTGGCCGCGATCGCCTCGGTCAATTCGCCGCGCGACGCCATCAGTTCTGTGTCGCGGATCAACGCATCAACTTGCACCTTATAGCGCGCGTCTTCCGACGCTTGAGCGACCGCCCGTTCGGCCATAATGCGCGCATCATCCCGCAGGTTGGGATCGGCCAGTTTGTTTTGGCCGACAACGGCATCCAGTCCGGCGCGCTCGCTGCCCAGGGATTGGGCGGAGCGGTATTCGGCAGCGTCCTGCTTTTCCTTTAACTGGTCGCGCTCTGCCTGAGCCTTGCGGTCGATGCCAGTCAAATTTTCCTGGTATGTTTGTTCGAGCACTTGCATGCGCTGCGCCTGCAGCATCGCCGTCTCGCCGGTCAATTGGTCGTGCGCCTGCAGTTGCTCATATTCGCGCGCCAATGCCTCTGCCTTGGCCTGATACCTGGCGTCTTCCTGCGCCTTACCGATGGTGCGTTCAGCTTCAATTCGCGCCGCACCGTGCAGCGACAGCGCATCCATTTCGTTGCGCGCCTGCGCCGACTCCAGACCGGCGCGCTCGCCCCCCAGCGAGTTGGCCAGGCTGGCCGATCTGTCGTCGATCTTAGTGGATGGAGATTTATCCTTGTACTTTTCAAGAATGACAGCTCTTTTGACCTGATATTCCTCAGCCAGCCTGAGCATTTGTTCCTGGCTGCCGCGTTGTGACTCGACCTGCTTGAGATAGATCGCGTTCAGCTCTTCAGTTTCCTTGGATTGCTTCTGCTGTTTTGTCTGCGCCAACTTATCCCAGGCGGTGCTATCCGTCTGTGCGTCAGCGAGGTTCTTTTCGCGGATAGCTGACGCTTCCAGTGCCTCCCGCAGCGCCCACGCCTTATCGTCGGCAGCCTTGATTTCCTTCCCGCTCGCGCCGGTATTCTTCAAGCGCTCGCGCTCGGCGTGCGCTTTTGCCAAATCTTCCTCCAGCGCCTGCTTTTCGCTGACGCCCATCTCCAGGGCACGACTCTTGGCTTTTGCTACCGCCTCGCCCGCCTCTTTGGCCGCATCCTTGGCCGAATTACCCCACATCTGCCAGGCGGCAACCCCCACGCCGAGCGCCAGAGTGATCGCGCCGATAGGGCCACCCAGCAGCATCAGCGCGCCGCGCGCAATGCCAACGCTTGCGGTCGTGGCAGCCTGCGCCGCCGTCTGCGCGGCAAGAGCTGCCGTGTGAGCATTGGTGGCTGCGGTGAGCGCCGTCGTGCTGCCCATCGCCAACCCATTGCTGCGCGCCGACGCCATCATGATCGCCGTGCGTTCAACCTCGGCATTCGCCGCGGCCAGCGTAGCGGCACGCTCGACCGCCAGCGCCGCCGACTTGGCCTGCAATCCGGCAACAGCTTCCATCGCCATACCGCCGATCCTGATCGCGCCGTAAGCCACTGCGGCGGCGGTGGCACCGGTGATCGCGGCAACGACCGCACGGGTGTTCGAGATCATCGCGTCCGCGCCGTCCACCACAAACCTGATCGGCACTTCCTGGCCCAACTCCTGACGCACGGCAGTGAACGAATTTGAAAGCCGGTTAAGCGATGCCTGCATGCTGCTGACCGGGCCGCTGCCGCCGCCGAGGTCGTTGAGCGCAACGGCGAACTTCGGCAGAAAATCTTCAGAGAGCAGCTGGCCGGAGTTGAGCAGATTGACGAATTCAGCCGTGGTCACGCCCAGCGCTTTGGCTCCGGCAGTAGTTGCGATCGGCAGCCGCTCGCCGAGCTGCTGGCGGAACTCTTCAGCGGACACCACACCCTTGCTCATCATCTGCGAGAGCGCCAGGAACACGCCATTATTCTGCTCGACGGTGAGGCTCATGCGCGCCGAGATGTTACTGACCGACTCGAACACCGCGCGGGCTTTTTCTCCCTCCATCGATGTGCCGCGCGAGGCGGCCTGAAAGCTGGCATAGGCATCGGCGGTTGATTTTATTTCGAGACCGAGTTTGCTGGAGAGCTGGCGGATGTATTCGTATTCGGCAGCGGCATTTTTAGCCGAGCCGGTGGCAACCGCCATCGTGTTGTTAAAACGATCCTGCGCGACCGTGGTATCGATGATCGCGCGGCCATAGCTGGCAAACTGCGACACACCGAGATAAGCAATGGCGACTGCGCCGACCTTCGCGATTCCCTCGGACAACTTGTTGGTGCTGGCCGCCGCCTGGTCGGCGGTACTCGACACTTCACGCAGCGCGTCGCGCGACAGGCGCACCTCACCGGCAACGGATTCGCCGCCGCTGGATTTTAATGTGATGCCAAAAACCATCCCGTCTGACATGATTAACCCGCCGCGTTAAATATTGCCAGCGCCGCAGCTTCCATCACACGGATATCGTTAAACACCTGCTGCGGATTTTTCACTTTTAACCCCCATAAAACGGTTTTCACACCGGGATAATCCAGCCCGAGCCGAAACGCCTTTGTGCCGCACATCATCCAGCGCCACTGAGTTTCGCAGGCGGTGTAGGCATTGAGGCTGTCCAGGTTGTCGTGCCATATTTCGAAATCGCCATCCGCGCTGCCCGTGTCCTGGTCCTGCTCTGGCCCGATGTCGGCGGCGCACACCCCGAAGGTTATCTTGTCCGCCGCATCCTGTTCCCGCTGCGCACGGCTATCGAACTTCCCGCCGCGCGCCAGATAGCGCGCGGCGGCTGTCAGTTTTTTTGCTTCGCCCCACCAATGCTTTCATAAAAAGCGGTGACGATGCTGGCGGGCACCGGGTAGACTTCCAGCAACTGCTCCAGTGCCGAGGCGCTGAACTCGATCGCGTCACCGGCCTCGTCGGTGACGGCCTTGCCGCTCCAACCCGCCACCACCTCGCGGCCGAATTGTTTGTCATCAATCTCGCCGGCGCGCGATCGCGCGGACAGATCGGTCAGTTGCGCCTGGCTGAGGCGGTAAAAATCAAGCTCCAGCTTGCGCGGCGTTTTTTCGCCGGGGAGCTGGACAATGACGGCGTGCGGGTAGGTTTCGGATACAGCTAGCTTGAATGCCATGATGGAACTCCATAGATTAAGGATTGAGGTTTGAAGATCGGGGATCACCCCGATCCCCGTCACCTTGACTACAACTGAACGTGGCTGTATTCGTCGTTGCCGGCTGCGCCTGACAGGAATTCAAGGCCAAGTTGAATCATGGCTATGTCATCGACCGCCGTTTCCGCATAGGACGTGACCTGCACAGACGCGCCATTAACCTGCAGCTTGCTTCCAGCGACCGTGCCGTGGGTGAGCGTGAATACCCCCAGTGTTCCGTTTTTTACGATAGACTCGAAATCCTTCTGAGCCATCGTTGGTTCTTCCATCGTAAGGCTGGCGGTGGTTTTACGGCCGACAAAATAAACCCCCTCGCCGTTAATGCCGTCGCGGTAAACCACGTTGTTGCCCTGGTCGAAATTAAACTCGGTGATGATGCCGGAATAGCCATGCAGGCTCGCGGTCGTGATCCCTGCAGATACGGGCAGCGGTGTCTTCCATGCCGTCAGTGTCGCGGCCGGCATGACGGTATCGGTTGCCAGCGTGTAGAGGCCGATGCCGTCGAAACTCCACATCGGCGTGCTCTTGGGTGACATTTTCAGTTTTACACTACCGCGCCAGCCGCTGATCTTGCGCAGCTTGCCGTCCCGGTTGAAATAGTGCGTCATCGCCTGTTCTGCGGCAGATACCCCGGCGTAGGTCACGCTGACGCCCGCCAAGACGTTTTCCGATTGGGCGCACGCCTTCATCAGGGGGCCATAGGCGGCAGGGGTACCCGCGACGCCGGAGGTAAACGCCTCGATGTCAAAGCCGAACTTCACGTGCGCGCCGGAAACGATCTTGCCGGCGCTGCCGAAAAACCCCCTGACCACGGAGCGGTCGCTGGAATTGATTTCCATCGGAGTGATCCGGATATTGCTGGCCAACACGGAATCGGTCGCACCGACCGGCGCGGGGTCGACGCCATAGGTTGTTTCGATCTTCGACATCAGTACTTGTTTTTTTACTTTAAATGGCATGGCAGTAATCTCCTGTTAACGTTTTGCCTGTTCGGCGGTGATGGCATCGAGCACGGTCACGCGCGCCTTGCCGCTGGTTTCAAATTCGGCCAGCTGCGCGAGCTGCGCCGCATCGAGCAACCACAGCGCGGCGATGATGTCGGCGGCGGTGCCGGTAACCAGCTGCGCGAGATCAACCTGCGGCAGCTGCGCATCCGGATGCAGGCAGCGCGAGCTGCCGGCGGTCGGCTCTTCGACGCGCGTGCGCTTGCCGTCCTTGTCTGTGGTGTAGCTGCCGCCCTGTCCTGCGAATTCGTCTTTCATTTCATCTCCCTGTTTTAAACCCTGCGGTCGAACGCCGTCACGTATTCGTCCACCCACCAGCACTCGCCATCCCGCAGCTCGATCATCTGCCCGCTCTCCAGCATCATTGGGTCATGGTCGGCAGAGGGGCAATAACCGAACAAGGCACCATCTATCAGGTCGTATAACTGCTCGATGTCCGTGATTGCCTTGCTGCCGGTCACGCCGCTGATGTTGCGCACAGCCATTACGATCTGGATTCGAACTTCGCGCTTTTGTGCGACCACGCCGGTCATGTAGCGGTTGCCTGTACCGCGCCGGTTCTTAGGCACCACAAACACGGCGGGGAATTTAGTGGTGCCGCGCTTGATCGCGGCAAGATTCGCCGCAATCCCTGTTGACCCAAGCCCGCTTACCTGAGACGTGATACGGGCCAACACCAGATCGGTGAGCATCAGCGGCTGCTCCGATCAAATGCCCGGCTGTTCGGCGTACTGAACTGCACCGAGTTGGCAGGTTGAGCGACATTGTTTGCGACATCCAACCCGAGGCCGATCCGACCAGCAGCGACACTTTCCAAAAACTTAATGGCATCCTTGTAGCGCAGACGCACCGCATCCGTCTCGGTTACTCCGGCTCCTGATAAGCGATAACGCGCGATATCGCAAGCGAACCCGGTGAGTATCTTCGGCACACTGGCCAGCGGCAGGACATGGCGCGGCGCCAGGTAGGGATCGATCTCGGCATCTGCCTCAGACAATGCCGATGCAAGTACGGCGTCATCGATTACGTCGAGAGCGCCGGTTCGGTCAGTGAGCGCGATCACTTCGGGTTCGCCGAAGCGCGCGATCATGTTGGCTTTGGCTGCGTAGCTCATTTTTTGTGCGGGCGTAAGGCCTTGCGCCCCTACGCGGA